ATCCCCCGACTATTCTCGGCCAACGGTGAGGGTTCTAAAGCCAATGATCACTACCTACCAACCATCGAGTTTACAGAGTTCATAAAGGACGATGTAACAGAGTTCTTCAGTTCATTACAGAAGGCAGTAGAGATTGGTGTATTTGAGGTAACCCCACAGATACAGAGTAAAGCTGCACAGGTATTGAATGTTGATAACTCTGGGCAGAAAGACCTCTTAGAGAAGAGAAACAAGCAACGCGAAGAGCTTCAAGCTGCCACAAACAAAGGTGTGGTCAGTGATGGCCAAGCGGGTGAAGAAACCCCACCACTGAGTGGAGAGGATGTTCCAGACACTAAGGCCGCTGATATTACTGATGATGGTTTGAAGAAAATCATAGCAGAATAGCGGGGTGACCTATGAGTGGATTTTATTACCAAGTTCGCCTTATTGATCTCAGCCTAACAACACCACAACTAAATAAGATAAGGGACTATATCCGTGAAAAGGTTAGATCCGTTGCTGCTGTTGACTCTGGTGATTTCCTTCGAAGTATAAAGACCGCATGGGATAAGGACTCAAAAATCCTCACCATTTACTCAACACTGTATTATTCGGGATATGTTGAGGGCGGGACAATGCACTACATACAGCACAAAAACAAGCTGAGAGATGCTTTGCTGGAAATGGGGCTGAAGGTAGGACCAAGGAGGTACTTTTAGGGAGTAATATGGAAAAGAATACAATCCCAGAGTTACGTCACTTTAGTGAGGTAAAACGACATATATTGGGACCAGTGATGATCCCAAATAGGTTTGACCTACACGGGGATGGTGCAACTAAGAATGAAGTTGAGTACGCTTGCCACCACTACAACAAATACCACTTTGGACAGAATGACATTAATCATCTGTTTGATGTGGAATGCGTTAATATTATTGAGTCTTACCTGATAGAAGCTGAAACCACAATAGAGGGTCAGCTATACGTTGAAGGTACGTGGATGGCGAAGGCAGAGGTTGATTTCACCAATACAGGTGATGTTATCTGGGAGATGTTGATCGCTGGTGACATCCAAGGGTTCAGCCCACAGGGTGATCTCTATGAGAACAAGATACTTCACACAACTGATGGGGAATAGGAGGAACTATGTCTATAGAAACTAATATACCTCAGATTGATAATGAGGGTGATGCTGTAAATGTAATCACTGAATACAAGGTTCATACATTAAGCCTTGTAGGTGTTAATGCCCTTGGTCGTAACTTTACCAAACTGAAGGGTTTACACCCTCAAAACAAAAACGAGGAGGTTTCTTTGGAAATCGAGAAGAAGATCGACAAGGCAAAGGCACTTGATGCTAAAGAGGGTGAACAATCTGTGACCCAAGAACAGCCAGTCGTAGAACAGACAGATACACCCGTGGTTGAGCAAGAAGCAGCCCCTGCGGTTGCAGAAGTGACAGCCCCAGTTACAAGTGATGTTACTTCAGATGAGGGTTCAGTAACCGCTGAAGAAGCTGCGTTGGAATCTACTGATGAACAAGCTGCTGTGGTCACTGAACAGGATCAGGTTGCAGAGCCAGTACCTGTTGAAGATAAAGCAAAGATGTTTACAGTTGATGAACTTGGTGCTGTCCAGCAGATCATCTTCAATGGTGTAAGTGATCTTATGCGGAAGGCATTTGAAGCAGCCCCTGACGCAGGTTACTGGGAAGTTAGTGAACTTGTCAGTCAATCAGTCAATGCCGTTGATAATGCACTGTGGTGGGAGGAACAGAAGGTTTGGGACGCAATTTGGGATGAAGTTCATTCACAAGTTGTTGCACAGGTATCGAAGGCTAAATCACTGAAGGTTTCGGAGGCGATGTCTACAAGTGAAGCACTTAAGTCATTCGCAGCTATTAACCCCGAGATGGCCCTTCTCATCCAAACTGAGATTGAAACATCACGATCAAAGTCGTTGGATTCTGAAAAGGAAACCAAGAAGGTTCTACGTGCCAAAGCTCTTGAGTCAGGTGCTGTCACTTTCAAACGCATGGCAACAGAGGACAATACGGTAGAGAACATTGTAGATGCGCTATCTATGATTGAACTCGCTGCACCAGATGCCCATAAGTCTGTATCAAAAGCCCTAGAAACGGCATCTGGTATCTTATTGGGTGGTGAATTATTTGTTGATTTGGGCACAGGCTCAGATTTACAGGTACAGTCAGAGCAAGAGTACGTTACAAGCAAGGCAAAGTCTCTCTATGACACAAAGGTTGGTGAGAACAAAGAGACCAACATGGCGGCAGAACGAGCTAATGTTCGTCTAACGGCAGAATACCAAGCGCTATACAGCTAAGACTAATTCTGGTTAAGTAGCTACACAAATAATAATAACTATATAGGAGGCATTTAATGTCTGAAGCAACAAAAGTAGAAAAAGCAAAAGCAGTAATTGGTGGTGAAGCTGGTGTAGGTAATGAATCTTCTGTGCATTATGATCGTCCGTTGTCGGACTTCTCTGTCAAGGTAGTTCAGGACGATTCTGAGTTCAAAGCATCTCAGATTATCCGACCATTCAACTCGAAGCATCGTCAAGATATGTACTACTTCTATGAGCCAGCGTATTTCATGATCAACCAAGTGAAAGAACGTGCTGAAGGTACAGAAGCGGCAATGGCGAAGTATGGTGTTAAGCGTAAAGATTATAACACTAAGGTGTATGGCCTTAAGCAGCCAGTTACAGATGAAACTGTAGCGAACGCTGACAAGCCAGTTGACCGTGTGTATGAAGATGTAACAAGCTTTATTGTTCGACAGTTCTTGCTTAACAAAGAAAAGCTATTCGCTGGTGCGTTACTAACAGATGGTGTATGGGGTACTGATTGGTCTGGCCAAGATGCTGTCGTAGCAACTGGTGATACCATTGTTGATGGTGGTGTGTTCCAGAAGTTCACGGCCTCGACAGCCAAGCCGCTAGATGTATTAGACAAAGCGATGGTCACTGTTCAGTTGAAGTCAGGTTTACGTCCTAACACAATGGTTATGACCCGTACTGTGTTCAGTGCACTTAAGCGTCATTCAAGCATCAAGACTGTGAATTTGTACACTCAGTCTAACACTGGTGCCGATGACTCGATCCTTAATACGATTGCTGCACACTTAAGCATCCCGCTTGCTAATATGCACGTGTTGGATGTTGTAGAACCTGCAACAGCTGCTACCATTGATGGTGCGACATATGAAATTGATACCGATGACGAAGGCTATGCAACAGGCTTGGCTAACCAGTTTATTGGTGGCAATGGTATCTTGATCATGCACATCGATAAGGTCTCTACTGGTATGTATCAAGCAACAGCTGCGGTATGTTGTCAGTGGACTGGTTTATACCCAGATGCTGGTGCATTAGGTAACACAGTGTTCAAGCGCTACCGTGAAGAGAAGTTGAGTTCTGAAATGGTCGAAGGTAAGACAGCGTTTAGCTACCACATCGTTGCCCCTGCTTTGGGCATCTACTTGAAAGACGTGATCTAGTCAAAAACTGATCACTAAATAGTCACTACTGGGGTGAGATGGGTTTATCCTATCTCACCCCCTTTTTCTTTAAGGAGAACATAAATGCCCCTAACAGTAGCTAACAGACAAGAGTACAACCCGTTCGAGGTTTATTTCATCTTGTGTGAGTGTATTATCATCGCAGGTTTCACACTAGAGTTTGGTGATGAAGTTCCAGAACATTGTGATCTAAACCACAAGATGGTTCACTTCCACAATGGTGTGATTGGTTGTAAAGAGGATCTGGATAATTGTGATGGTCAACCAGTAAAGCTTGTTCAAGGTGATCCACTAATGCCAATTGCACGCTTTGTTGACCCACGAAGTATGTTAGAAGATAGCCTAGCATTAGAAGGATTGGGTGATCTTGCCCCTGTGACCACTCAGGCATTTTCACTTGAGAATGCAGGTCTTTTAAAATCGAAAGATGATATCATCGCATATGCATCTAGCTTTGATATTGAGTTGAAAAAAGCCAGTAATATCTCTATCAAGAATATGCTGGAAACTCTTGAGCTAGAAGCAAAAGAGAAAGGTCTTATCAAAGAGGTATAAGGGGGGTGTATGGCAACAACAATAGCTGATATCCCTGAACGTGATGGTGATGATGGTGCACGGCAGTTACTGTTGTTGCGATCTTACCTGAAAGATAAGGATGGGGAGAAATACCCAGATACTGTGCTGGTTCCGGCCCTAGTACTAAAAGATGGTGTTTCTTTGTGGCGGTCCCTCCATGGGTACCCCGTGACAGCAATCCCATGGTCGTATGACCCACTGGCATTCAGTGACCCTATATCACGACTTAGGCTTGAGATAGGGGACACAATAGAGGAAGATCTTGGGTATACAGATTATGAACTTAATTTGTTTATGACTGTGATGCCACTAAGATATGTAGCATCCACCATCCTAATGCTGGGTAGTGAAGAAAAGACCACCCCCTTTGACAAAAATAACCCAATCACAATACTACGAGGGGGTTTTGATGGTCAAGGGGTCCTTCCAGATGTAAGTCTGTACACAGATGGTGCATTGGCAAAACTACTAATCACAAGTCGTCAGAACCCATTTGAGCTATTAACATCTGTGTTTGATAACAATGTAAGGGGTACAATCCTTTCGCGCTCAAATAGTGATACAGGCGGTTCTGGGTTTGCATCGTTAGATGGTATCTCATTCTCAAAAGATGGACAGGCTGAACTTCTTAGCAGCGAACAAAGATCCCTTGATCGGGGTGGTTTGTTAGAACAGATGCTTAATTCGGTATACTACCGTGACGGACTTTTTGAGACATGGGTTGAGGGGGTCAGTATCCCAGATATTGATGATGGTGGGTGGTATGAGATTTAAACGAGAGGCTCTCTCAATATTAAAAACCATACAACGTGCTGGGTATCATGAGAAGGTGGTGATTATTATACCCTCAAAGAGAGATAATTTCTCGGGGGTGCAAGTGGGTGCGCCAGAGGAGATACCTGCATTTATGGCACAGGTCGAGTACACAGACAAAGAGCTGGCAGATGATACACTGGCAAATGGTCTGATGAAAATACTTGTATCACCTGTACTGGAAGACCTTTCTGGGTACATACCTAGCTTCATATCATTGATAAGGAATAAAGGGACCATGATACGGTTCAGCGATGGAAGGCTTCTTAGTATAAGGGTTTCCAGATTCACTGCACCGGATGGTGTGACACCTATCCTCTCACGAATATACCTAGGGGGTTAGAATGTCAGAACCAATCGATTTAGTCTCGGGCTATATGCTTGACACTAAAATCAAGGAACTTGGTACCTTAGTAGGTACTGAACTCACCCTCGACATCTCACAGATAACAGGCGAGCTACCAGCATCACTTGGTGTGCCGACAACAGCACTGATACAAGTCTCTGGCGGGGACCAAGATGATCTGGTGCAAGAGGCATCTTGGATAGAGGCAACAGTACTAAAATCTCCTCCAGAGATAATCATCAAAGGGGCGTGTGGATTAACAAGAAAGCGTATTGACTATGTGATTATGGTGAAGACACCAAAAATGATCGGGAGGTACTTCAACCAAGCACTCTCAGATACGATTGAGGCACACTTCCCTAACAACCTACACCTTACATACAACAACTACCTATTGACAGTTGAGAAGAGCTACCAGCAGGCCACGATCTACTTAGACACAGCTAGTGGTAGGTGGTGGAATAGGATTTATGTAGAGTGTGAAATATATTATGACAATAAAAAATAAGGGGTACTAAATTAATGGCAACATTTAAAGGTGACAACTCAACAATCTCATTGGTTGTTGAAGATAATGGTTGGGGTAAAAAGCCTTCAACATACGCAGGGGGCAAATACCTTCAAAACAACGATGGTACATTTGAGGCAGCTCGTAATCCACTAGAGTCAGAAGCACGAACCAAAAACTCGGAACTTTCTGGTGTTCGATTGGGCAACAACACAGTGTCAGGAACATTCAATGTTGAGGTTGACCCAGAGAACTACAAGAAGTTGTTTGAATCATTGTTTTACAGCCAGTTCGAAGCAGCTGGTACGTCACAGAGTGTAACTGGTGATGTGACAGCAGATAGTGCATTTACGTTGGTGATCCCTATGACTACAGCCATGCAAACAGCACTGGGTGCAAACATCGGTGATCCTCTGATGATTTCAGGTATAAGTGATCCTGTGTCACATCTTAATGGTTCTGTTGTTCTAATTGAGAAGAGTTCTACAACCATCACAGTTATGCACCCAGACCAAAATGAAGACACCCTTGCATCAACATCAGTTGATTGTGATGTTACACGTATCCAATCAATGCGTTTTGCCAAAAAGCGATTATCATTTAATGCTGAAGAAACATTATCAGCTGAAGATGGTGTCACAAAGGCACGATTCATGACTGTTGGTGCTATCACCACAGGTGTGTCATTTGAACTACCGCAAGAGGGTAATGTCAAAGCAGCCTTCTCTATGATCGGTTCA